CAGAAAATGGTATAAAAACTCACCTTTATTTTGAAGAAATTGATTATAAAGAGTATGCTAATTTGCTTTATGCATATTATGAATGGATTGAATTTCCCAAAAAACAATTAGAAACAGGAGAAAAAATCATGAGCGACAGAAACGAAGTGTTACAAAAAATGTCTGATGTTTATGGCAACTTTATCGATGCAAAATCTTGTCTCGACGAAAGCAAATTGCGGTATAAAGACGCTATCATGCAGCACAATAATTTCGATCTGGAAATATCAAGATTAATAGACGAGCTGAAATACGGGTATCCTGAGAATGAGTTCGATGTTATCGGAAAACTCTATCAAGTATACCGTCAGGATCGAGAAATTGAAGCAAGATTACCGGATCTATGCAAATACTATCAGGATAGCTGCGCTCGATTCAACAAATTGGAGAAACAAATGGACGAAATCATTGAAGAGCTAAAAAGTTTCGCTGAGGAGGAATAATGAGCCTAACAAATGACCCATTTATGGATGGATGTGAAGATGGAGAATTGCGAGAGCTGAAAGAAGAAAATAAGAAACTAAAGGAAGCTTTAGAATATTATGCAAATCCAGAAAACTATAAAGCGTATTATCAAAAGAACGCGCCCGTAATGATTGAAAAAGGTGAGCGCGCAAGGATAGCTTTATTATCCGTAAATTCTTAACAGGAATATGAATGAGAAAGGAAAAATAACAGGATGGATACTTCAAATTTTAGGGAAATTCCAGTGCAGGCATTGGCCGCCGATTATAAGTATCGGGGATTAAATCGGTATCGGGCGTGGGATCAGTTGATTATTGATCGTGATCTTAATCCCGGGATTGATGCAAAAGACTTTTATAAGATATTTGATTCTACAGACGCTTATCCTATAACCGTGGCTGGTCCCAAAAGCGATTTACATTGGACGCATTTTGATAACCTTTATGGTTGCCGGTGTGAGATGATCACCAGAGATGACGGGGTTATAGAAATCAAATGGGAAAACGGGCATTACGGAAGCTATCCACCCTGTTATCCACCTGAACCCGGGCGATATAAAAAATTGGATTCGGAGGGTTGATTATGGACGCAAAAGAATACCTCTTGAAAGTAAGATCAATATGCGATGATTATCAAGATAATTTCTGTGTTGGCTGTCCGCTCGAAAATATTTTCTGCGGCGTACCAACTGATCCTGAAAATGAAGAAAACGAAATTTACCGAATAGTAAAATTTGTTGAAAGTTATGAGAAAGATAAAGAATAAACGGATAATAGGAGAAATCATGAAAGTAGAAACGAAATATAGCATTGGGGATACGGTCTGGATCGTCAGATTCAATTATGACAGAAATGAATACGTCCCTGACGCCAGAAAAATCGTACAAATTGCAATTTATATTAGGGAAAATAGCCTGAATATTATATACTCTTTGGATACACTATACCTGCAAAGTTTCTCCGAAGACCAGTTATATGCGTCAGAAAAAGAATGTCAGATAGCTTGTGATAAGAAGAATGAGAAAGGATAGGGTTAAATGACTTGCATAGTAGGATTAGTTGATAACGTGAATCATTGTGTATGGGTCGGTGGAGATAGCCTTGAAACAAGTCTGTGTTCAAAATCCGTCGAGCATACACCGAAGGTTTTCAGAAACGAATTATTTCGAAATGTAGTCATAGGAGGAACAACATCATTTCGTCATCTTGATTTATTAAGATATGCAAATGATCTGTTTCCTGAGATTGATTTATACAGAAAAACTTCGATTGATCACAGATATATGGTAACCGTATTCATACCAAATGTGATCAAATTATTCAAAAAAGGGATCATATCAGAAGAAGAGCAAAACCGCGGAGGTACTTTTATAGTAGGAATCGATAATAAATTGTTCAAAATACAAGAGGATTATTCTGTGTTAGAGCCAGAATCCGGTTATTGTGCGGTCGGGTGCGGGGAGGATATCGCACTTGGAAGCCTCTATACAACCGAAGGATTAAATTGGACACCTGCTGACAGGATAAAGTATGCATTAGAAGCAGCAGAAAAGTTTAGTAGTATGGTTCAACGTCCTTTCCACATTCTGAATACGTTAGGTCAGTGACTAAAAGGGGTGATCCATGGATAAAATAACACTCACTTGTCCAAAATGCCATAACAAATTTAGAACAGATAAAAAAATCGTGCCGGAACTTTCTGATCCGATTGATATCGATCTACTCATGTACACCTGTCCGATATGCCACTATGGATTTTTTCAGAATCCAAAATCGAAATTTCAGTCTGTGGAATGCGTCGTAGATGGCATAAAATTTCAATCACGGCTTGAGGCAAGACGATACACACAGCTGAAGCAAATGGAGCAGGAAGGTATCATCCGCAACTTAGTATTGCAGCCGAAATTCTTGATTCAGGAAAAATTCAAAGATCCTTATACAGGGAAAATCTATCAACCGATTCATTACATTGGAGATTTTCTGTATATCGCTGATGGATGTCAGCAGGTTTGCGAAGACGCCAAGGGATTTTCTACTGACATTTTTAGACTGAAATGGAAGTTGGTCATCTACCGCTATCCGGAAATAAAATTCGTGTTGCTAAAAAAGAATAACTTCTAAACTGGGAGTGATAATGCTCGAGCTAAATAATTTATACAATATGGATTGCATGGATGGAATGAAAGAATTTCCAGATAAATATTTTGATCTGGCCATAGTTGATCCGCCATTTTTCGCAGATTATGGAAAAGAAAATTATCCCGGCTCTGAAATTTCCACAATCGGTGTAAAGAGAAATCGGTTTGAATCTAAATTCTGGGATGTGCCTGATCGTAAATATTTTACAGAATTAATTCGCGTTAGCAAAAACCAGATTATTTGGGGTGTGAATTATTTTCCAGATATGCCTTATCTTGGCTCTGGCCGTATTGTATGGGATAAAAAGAATGATGCCAGCAGCTTCAGTAAATGCGAGATAGCGTATTGTTCTTTGCATAATCGTACTGAAATCTTCCGTTATCTTTGGAACGGAATGTTACAGGAAAATATGCGTTATAAAGAAAAGCGTATTCATCCTACACAAAAACCGATAGCTCTTTATTTATGGATATTAAACAAGTACGCTAAGCAAGGAGATAAAATTCTCGATACTCACGTTGGCTCTGCTTCAAGCTTGATCGCATGCCACCATCTTGGATTTGATTATATCGGATTTGAAATAGATTCTGGCTATTATGAAGCAGCAATAAAAAGAATCAACGATGAAAAGCAGCAAATGTATTTGATAAAACCGGCCATGGAGGAACTATGAAAAATAATAATTTATATGCTGATCTGAAAAATCTTTCCACCGATGAGATATTAGATTGTTATCTCAAAGCGTTCGAAAAACTTGATGAGGAAGATCAAGAGAAGATCGCTAATTGCCATGCTGTCTTGATTGGTATCAAAAATATGGGTATATTCTCAGCGTGGGAGCTGCTTTCTAAGCTCGGAATATTCCTCACAAACAATAGAAACTTCGTGTGACGCACGTAGAAGCGCAGGATTGAACGATAATATCAAATGTGATGAATTATATATGGTAAGGTATTATCGTTCAAATGTAAACGTTTACATGGTGGAGAAAATTTGTTCTAATCTACAAATCTCCACCGTGTTCGTTTTTTATGATGATAAACGCATTTTGAAAATTCGCAATTTTGATGTACAATGAAGTTATACAATTTCATCAGGAGATTACAGCCATGGAAAATAACGTCATTCTATCAGCAGTTCTACAGGGTCTATTGGAGTTCCTGTTACCGATCGTCGCAGTCGCAATCATCAGCGTGTTGGTATCATGGGCGAAGCTGCTTTGGCAAAAGGCAAAATCATGGAACCTAGATGCTACATACTTGCTTGAAGAAGCTGCAAAAGTTGCTGTAACTGCCGCTGAGCAGGCTGGAGCTGCGGAATTAATTGAAGACAAAAAGTCTTATGCGATGGATATCGCTGAGCGATGGCTTGCCGAACACGGGATTCACCTGGATATCGAGCTGATTGACGCTGCGGTTGAAGCAGCTGTCTATCAGCAATTTAATTCAGATAAATCAGTAAAATAATCAATGCAATAGCAGAACTGATTACTGATTTTATAAAAAGTTTAGCTGTTGTCAGAAAATTAATTGAGGAATAATGGTAAAACATGATTATAGTATTCTAACCGGAGAAACATTTGATCATACTCTTTTATTTACTACTTTAGATGGGTCTATTATTAATCTTACCGGAAGAACAGCACGCTGCCAGATTAGAGAAAATTGGGATTCTCCAGAGGTTACAGCAGAAATGACATGTACTATTGATCCAACTTCTGGATCAATAAAACTTCTCATACCGGCAGAAGAAACTGCATTGATCCCGATTGGACGATATGTTTATGACTTGAAAACTACTGATGTTAGCGGAATAACAAGATATTACATTGGTGGTTATTTTGATGTTTTTCCGTCAGTAACGAAATAATGGAGGTGTAAAATAGAAACTATTGTTATTCATGATGAAGGCCAACGGTTTGTGATTAAAACCGGATTACAGGGCGAGCCTGGTATTCAAGGCCCGAAAGGCGATAAAGGCGATCCTGGTGAACCCGGGATTCAGGGGCCGAAAGGCGACAAAGGCGATCCTGGAGAAGCCGCTACTATCCAGGTAGGAACTGTAACAACCGGAGCACCTGGAACTGATGCGCAGGTAATAAATCGTGGTACTGAGCATGAAGCTATTTTTGATTTCACGATCCCTGCTGGTGATATGGATATCGACGGGCTATCTGCAGAAACTACAATTGAGGATAGCGATTATATCCCATTTCGTGACACGTCAGCTGCAGCAAATCGTAAAAGTCTATTATCTGTTCTGAAAAATTATGTTCTTGGGACGCTGTTTGATTCTATATTAGGGCACAAGCATGACGGTGCAGACAGTCCTAAAGTTAAATATTCTGATGTCGATGAAGCACCTACAAAAGCAACTGTTGACGATGTGAGAGTTGGAGCTTCAGATTCAACATATATCACGCCTGCAGTTTTGCACGAAACAACAATATATCCTGTTTTCGGTGTTTCATGGGACGGTGGAGAAAATCCAACGCTAACCCGCATGAATGCGTCCAGTGGCATGGTTGCGAATGCTGGTGTTGACGATCAAATCGTACGAAATGATTTCGATTATGTTTCAATTTTTGGCGAAATTGAAGATTACACAGACAATTATGGCAATGAATTTGTTGTAATACCAAAATGCTATATCAAAAAGACTGCGAACGGCAATGCACGTACATGGCAAATTTCTAAACGTAGGATTGACGGTGCGTATTTGCCGGCCTGCTTCTGGGATTTTGGGAATAGTAAGGAATTGCCATATGTTCTGGTTGGCAAATACACCGCAAACCTATCAGATGACGGTACGAAGCTGGAGAGCAAATCCGGAAAATGGCCGCTGGTTCAAAAAAATATCGTTGAATTTCGCAATTATGCAAAAGCAAATGGCATTGGATATCAGCAACTGGATGGTGTGATTGTTGATCTACTGCAAACATTGTTTTATGTAGAATTTGCAACGCTGAACAGTCAATCCATTATGATGGGGTGGGTTAATGGAAGATATAGTTCTGCAAACGTTGCCACAGTAACGGAGACTGGAGTAAACAGGATTATTGTTTCAAATGCAACCGCAACTTATTATAGAGTTGGGCAACCGATTGGAATTGGAACAACGCTTGTGGGTAACCAGATATGCAGCAATCGATTAATTTCCAGCATTGAAGATTATGACGAATTGAATAAGGCTATTGTTTTTGATGGAATCGCGGTTGATGTAACTGCTGGGAATATTCTCTATAATTTGGCTTGGAAATCTGGCGTATGCTCCGGAGTTGTAGCATCTTCTGGCTCTATCTATAGTAATTCGGATGGGAAAAATCCATTCAAGTACCGCGGAATTGAAAATCTGTGGGGAAATGTTTTTCAATGGGTTGATGGTATTAATATTATTGATAATCAAGCATGGGTATCACGTATACCGTCAGACTATGCAAGTAATTTATTTGCAAGCCCGTACCAGCAGTTGTCTTACATTAACCATAATGTAGAAGGATATGTATCTCAGATGGGATTTGATTCGAATAATCCCGAATTTAATTTTCCGACATCAATTACAGGAGGCGCGTACAACAAATATTATTCGGATTACTACTTTCAAGAAACAGGGCAAAGAGTTGCCCTTCTTGGGGGGAGCTGGCGTAACGGGTCGGATGCGGGGCTGTCTTACTGGCTTCTGAATGGTGAGTCGTGGGATTCGTACGTTAATGTGGGCGGGCGTCTTGTTAAAAAAGCTCTTGAATAGAAAGAAAGGTGAATAGTATGCCAGACAAACCAATAGTATATGCACCAGTTCCAGATTTTGATCAGGAAACGCAGTACGTGACACAAGATGATCCGATCGAACAGGATGATTGCATCTATTATCCTTGCGTAGTGCATGACTTGCCACCTCAGGAAGAGGGTAATCCGGAAGAGATGTTCTAAAATGGCAATAAAAATAACGGTAATCAACAACGTCGACGTTCCGAAGAATGTCAGAAAGATGAACGATGATGCGTTGTGGACGTTTGCAGCAAATGAGTGGCATCGCCTGATTTCTCCATTCACTCCGATGGACACGGGGCAGCAATTTATACTGGAGCTGCTGGAGCAAATTATTTCCCCGGATCTACAGCAGGAACGGCATCGACAGGAGGGGTATATCTATGATAAATTTTATTAATAGCAACTGTAATAATCTTCCAGAGCAAAATAAATGGAATCTTATCTGTGTTTATAGAAATGATCTGCTTGCAAAGTCCGACTGGACGCAGCTTCCGGATGCACCGTTGACGGAGGAGCAAAAAGCAGATTGGGCTACATACAGGCAAACGTTACGAGATTTGCCGGAGAATTTCGATAAAGCAGATGACGTAGAATTTCCAGAGGAGCCAAGCTATGGCTGTTAATTTTTCAGAATTTGGTTTTTTTGACGGAGTCACCAAAGTCGACCAAATAAACTGGCCGAAATACCTTGACTCATATGTCACCGATGGAGTTGTTAAAGGATATGGCAACGATTTGCAAGTCTATGGAAACTCATCCGGTATGAAAGTTCTTATCAAAACCGGAAAAGTCTTTGTCCATACGCATTTCGGTATTCTTTCGAATGAAATTGAACTTGGTATATCGGCGGCAGACCCGACCTACGGCAGAAAAGATTTGGTTGTTGCTCGGGCAGTGTATGCTTCGGCGCCAAACAGCATCATGGTTTTGGACGTCAAAACCGGTGCTCCGTCATCGAATCCTGTTCCGCCGACTTTGACTAAAACAGCAGGGGTTACATGGGAAGTTCCATTAGCAATTGTTTCTGTTGCCGCCGGTGCTTCTACGATAGCAGCAGGAAACGTGACGGATGCACGGATTTATTCCGTGGTTCCGTTTGAACGCGGCGGCGTTGGAAGCACAACGCAGGCAGAGGCGCTCTCAAACATTTTCGGCGGAAGTCAGTTATCGATCACAAACGGCGGCACTGGAGCGAGTACAGCAGCGAATGCCAGGGCTAATCTCGGTTTGGGGAGCGTCGCGACGGAAAACACAGTTCCAGTAGCAAAAGGTGGCACCGGTGCAACAGCAGCTTCTACGGCTCGTACAAATTTGGGCTTAGGAAGCGTTGCGACGGAAAACACAGTTCCAGTAGCAAAAGGTGGCACCGGTGCAACAGCAGCTTCTACGGCAAGAACAAATCTTGGTTTTGGTAATGCGGCTATTCTACAAACGGTGACTAAACAGGTAACGTTATCAACCGGAAGTTGGTCAAGCGGAGTAATTACTATCAGTGATAGTGATGTTCAAGCAAATTCCATCATCCTGATTGATCCCGTGGAATCCAGCCGGAGCGCATTTTTCGCCAGTGACATTCGCAAAAATAGCCAAAGTTCCGGTTCCTACTCGCTTAAATGTACAACGACTCCGACAGCGAACCTTGTCTGCGATGTCGTTATTATGAAAGTAGGCTGATTATGCCAATATTTATTCGCTCAAACGCAGCTTCCTATTTTTCATCTATATTTGGTACCGGCGCTGATGGAGATGTCACCATATCATCAAACACGAACCTTCCGAGGCTATTCTTCGTTCCATGCACACTTAACGGTGATATCGTTTATAAAAATTACAGGAATCTCACTATCAATTCCGGATGCACATTATCCGTTTTGAATCCTTGCCGCGGTCTCTGGATCAGAGTACGGGGGACGCTGATACTGGATGGCACAATTTCTATGAGCTTGAAGGCACCAAAACTTTCTAATGCCGGAAGCGATCTTTACATCCATTATGCGGATATCAAAGTTCCTGCAATTGGCGCCGCAGGCGGAGCTGGCGTCAATACGGTTTCGAGCGTTGGTAATAGAGGTGGAGACGGAGTAGATGGTCAATGCGGCGGTGGCGGAAGTGGAGGGTTTCATCCTTACAGTTGGGGAACGGATGTATATAGCGGAGCAGGCGCAGCCGGTTTCATAGCAGGCGGCGGAAGCGGCGGAAGCGGAGCCGCAGCGACATCAAATTATACGCAAAGGGTGAGTGGTAACCCCGGAGCTTCTTTGGGAGGTGATGGTGGCGCCGGTGTTGGTTTTGAAGGCAGTTGCTCCTCCGGTGCTGGTGCAGGCGGTGCAGGCGGTGCAAGTCACGGCGCTGGCGGTGCAGGCGGTGCGGGTGCCGGCGGCGTTTTGATCATCACGGCAAATAGAATTGAAGGATCTGGTAGCTTAAGATCGCAAGGCGCAAATGGCGGTTATGCTTGGAATGCTGCAGGTGGCGGCGGTGGAAGCGGTGGCGGATCGATCACGCTAATGTTTCTTTCATCCTCGGCGAATTGGGCTGTGAACACCTCGGGAGGAGCAGGCGGAACAAGCACAGGCGGAGGCGCCGGCGGAAATGGCGGTTCCGGTTCATATCGTTACTGGTCGATGCAGCAACTTGCAAGTCATCCGAGAATCTAATAAAAAAATCAAGTAACAGAAATCCCTTGAAAACAGGGATTTTTTTGGTTCAATATTTACCCTTGACAAATTGAGAATTAGCCCGTATAATAATGTTATAACAAACAAAGGAGGCAGTAATGAGTGAGAATTTTTATTTAGACGGTGATTTTGATGAAAGCGAGCTGGATATCGAAGAGCTTGCGAAAATAGGTTGGGACGAAAATTATCAAGAAGTAAGCTGGGAGGAATATTATGGGCAATTTTAACACTGATAAAGATCGTGAGTTGAAGGAATTATCGCAAAGGCTGAGTGATCTCGAGGCTGGAATTGAACGGACTGAAGGTTTGATCCGTTCGCGAAAAAATCTTGAGCTGCAGCTTGAAAAGCAAAAAGCTGAGTTTGCGGAAGTTTGCAAACGCATCCGCAAGCTGGCAGAGACGAATTAATAAGCAAAAAAGCCCTCCATCATTTAGAGGGCTTATTCTGATTAAAAAGAAAGGTGATATTATGGAAAACAGATTATCTAATAAAAATACAATTGATGATGCTGCACTTGAGCAGGTCATTATCGGCGGGGATTTAAGCAAGCTTTCCCCAAGCCAGCGGGTGCAATACTATCGGATTGTTTGTGAAAGTTTAGGGTTGAATCCGCTGACGAAACCGTTCGATTATATCGTCCTGAACGGGAAGTTGACGTTGTACGCTAAGAAAGACGCAACAGATCAACTTCGAGCGATAAAAGGCGTCTCGATTGATGACGTCGATTTGAAAGAAGTTGGCGATAATTTCATCGTCAAAGTCAAGGGTCACGATTCAAGCGGGCGGTCTGACGTCGAAATTGGGGTTGTCCGGAAATCGGACATGCAGGGGAACACCGCCAACGCCCAGATGAAGGCGGTGACAAAAGCAAAGCGGCGGTTAACGCTTAGTCTTTGCGGTCTCGGCTGGCTTGACGAAACCGAGGTTGAAACAATCCCGGACGCAAAACCGGTGGTTGTTTCGGAAACAGGGGAAATCATCGAATCACCTGCAGGGATCCCCGAAATCCCTGAACCAAAGCCTGCTAAAACGGCATTCAACGAGGAGAAATTTCTAAAAAATTTCAACCCCCCAAAAGATTTCCAGCCGATGCCGCTTGACGAGGCTAAGAAAATAGAATCAGAAAAGGACGGATCTTATGCAACTATGACAACTGAGAAGCTGTTTTATCGGATGAATAGTCTGATAAAACAGCTAAAGAATCATGATATAAGCGGCGAAGAAGCTGATCTTGTATCGCTTAATCTGAATGCGATATTGACGATCCTACTTGACAGAAAAATGAGTATCGAATCGGCAGTATAATATAAATATTCATTTTTCCTCCCTTTTTTCCAAGCCGGATGGGTTTTACTCCTTTCTCCCATCCGGCAACCTTTATAAAACATCGATTAATCAATGGCAGAGACCATGAATCGATATTATTTAACACAAACTGGAGTTAATATGAGTGAGACAGAAGAAAAATATCTTACGCAAAGTGAAACGATAAAACAGCTGGAGGAGCGGGTGAAATCGCTTACTGAAGCCAACGAAACGCTGTTTGGATTAATAAGGCAGCTTATTATTGCAGAAAATGAGGTATTGACGGTCAACGAAAATCTCAGGGCACAAAACAAGGAGCTGAAAAACCTGCTGGATTATGTCATCAAAAACTCGTGATATTTGTCATGATAAACATATGACATATTTATTGTATTTTGCGTTCACAAGTGTTATAATATGTATATAGTACAAAAGGGAGAGAAAAATGGACGCAAATGATATCTCAAAATTAGCAAGATGGTCTGCACCGAGAGAGGTCCAAACCAAATTTGGTGCGAAGCTTGTTCGGAAAGCCGCTGCTACACCCGAGTTTTCGGCGGCTTGGAAAACAAACAAAGAGGAGCTGAAAGCACTTGGAGCCAGCTTCAGCAAGAATCAAAACGGCAGCTGGGAGTTAGTTTGGTGGCAAGAGCTGCCGGAAGAAGTTAAAAAATCACGCTCAGAGTCGATAGAAGCCAGTAGAGCTACAAAAGCAGAAATTGACCTGCCAAAACCTGAAGGTTTGGATTATAGACCTTTTCAGAAGGCTGGAATCCGGTACGCTTTAGACAGAGACGGTGTTTTGATCGCCGACGAGATGGGACTTGGTAAAACCGTTGAAGCCATCGGCGTTATCAACGCTGACCCATCAATCAAAACGGGCATCATCGTTTGCCCGAAATCGCTAAAGTTAAACTGGGCACGGGAGCTGGAAAAATGGCTTACCCGGCCGTTGACCGTTGGGATTGCAAACGGCAGCCTGCCAGAAACCGACCTCATAATCATCAACTACGAGGGTCTGGTTAAATTCCAAAAAGAAATTTCCTCTAAACATTTTGACATCTCGATCGTTGATGAATGCCATTTTATTAAAAATTCAAAGGCTTTGCGTTCGAAAGCCGTAAAGGCGATCAAGTCAAGGCGGAAGATTCGCATGACGGGCACCCCGATTGTCAACCGACCATCGGAGTTATACAATATCATCGAAGACCTCGGCGGAAATTGGGGGTCATTCATGACTTTCGCTAAACGATATTGTGATGCTCATCAAACCCGCTACGGGTGGGATTTTTCGGGCTCATCAAACCTGGATGAGCTGCAAAAACGATTGCGGGAAACGGTCATGGTCAGGAGACTAAAATCTGAAGTCCTGACTGAGCTTCCCAGAAAAATTCGCCAAATCGTTGAGATTGCTCCAGAAGATTCAACCCAGAAGAAGGCGATCGAAGCCGAATCTGCATACGAGCAGCAAAGTCAAGATCGCTTAGCCGACTTGCGGGCGGCAATTGAGCTTTCAAAAGCGGAAAGCGAAGAAGCTTATAAAGCTGCGGTCGACCGGCTTCGGGATGCGATGCAGGTTGACTTTACCGAAATGGCGAAGCTTCGTCATGAAACAGCCTTAGCCAAAATCCCCGCTGTAATTGACTACGTAAAAAATGCGCTGGAAGATAATAACAATAAACTCATAATTGCTGCTCATCATCATGACGTGATCGATGAGCTTATGACGGGATTAGCTGAGTACAATCCGGTAAAACTGACCGGCGAATCAAAAGAAATTGATCGTCAGGCTGCAGTTGACCGTTTCCAAAACGACCCGGATTGCAGAGTTTTTATTGGATCGATAACAGCTGCCGGAGTTGGGATCACCCTGACAGCGTCAAGCCACGTTATTTTTGCCGAGCTTGACTGGGTGCCGGGAAACATAACCCAGATGGAAGATCGGGCACACCGGATTGGGCAAACCGACACGGTGCTGGTTCAACACATCGTTTTAGCTGATTCGTTAGATGCGAGAATGGCTAAAATGTTAGTTGAAAAACAGGAAATCATCGATTCCGCTTTGGATGATCATCATCCTGCGAGATATGAAGTTGTATATGAGCCAAAAGTCAAAGCCGCCACCGCTTCTGAATCGGTTGAGAAAATCGAAAAAGAAGCTGAGAATCTGACGGATGAGCAAATCGCTGATATACATAAAAAATTACAATATCTCGCGGCTTTAGATCGAGATTATGCTGCGAATCGAAATGGCATGGGATTCAATAAAATCGACTCAACGATTGGGCATTCACTCGCTGATCGAAGCCATCTCACCCCGAAGCAGGCAGCTTTAGGGATGAAGCTGATACAAAAATACAGAAAGCAGCTGGAAGTCTTTCAGTCTGCGTAAGAGCTGTTACAATATTAATAAACATAATCATAAGGAGATCAAAATGGACGAAAACAACAACAAAATCATTGAGCAAAAGCGGCTATATACGATCAAGGAAGCCGCCACACTTCTTCGGGTGGATCCGATGACAGTCCGCCGCTGGTGGAAGGATGGCAAGATCAGCGTCATCCGGATATTGGGAAACAAACCACGGATAACGAAAGAGGAGATGGACAGGTTGTTAGGCTATGATTCGGCTAACAAGTCGGATTGACAAAACATAATATTGACAAAACAAACGAAAGAGGGTTATAATAATCATATGAATACCAAAAACACTAAATTATACGGGCAAAAAGAGGTCGCCGATATCCTCGGAGTGACTTTGACGACAGTTAGAAGGTGGGTAGAGGCTGGCAAGGTGAATGTTGTTTACCTCCCTACCAGCCGCCGCCCTTTTATTACCGAAGAAGAGTTGGACCGGATTCGTACACCGATGAAAGAAAAGCCATATTGAAAAAAGGAAGTTATTATGTCAAATAGACGAATGATTTCAGCTGATCTATTCGAAGATGATTATATCTGTTCGCTTGATTACCTATTTCGTTTTACTTGGATCGGAATAATTGTATCTTGTGCAGATGATCAAGGACGGTTTCTCGACAACCCAGCGATTATTCGGTCAAAAGTTTTTTCTTTGGATAACGAAATCAAGGATGATCAAATCGAAGCGATGATATCGGAATTTGCGTCAGCTGGGAAAATAATTCGCTATCAAAGCGTCAATAAACGATTGATTCAGATCGTTAATTGGTGGAAATACCAAGCGCCGTCATGGGCATCCCCGTCCAAATATCCGGCGCCTGCAGGCTGGGTAGACAGGGTTAAATACCACAAGCTAAACAATAAGATCGAAGTGATCAATTGGGATCAAGAAGGCGGCTTTCAAAAGATACATAGCAGCCTACCAACGCCGGTTGACCATGATACCGAAACGGATGAATGTAGTCAGGAACATACTGAGCTACCTACCGAGCTACATAACCAGCTACCTACCGAGCTACCTACCCCGATAGATAGCGCTATAGATGAGATGAGAAGAGATGAGATGAGAAGAGATGAGATGAGTAGGGTAAAAAATGAGCCTTTTTTACCCTCTAAAAAACCCACTAAAAAACCAATAGATAAAATACCCAAAGAAAACACAAAAAAATCATATGGTGAGTTTAAGAATGTAACACTTACCGACGATGAATACAGAAAGCTTCAGGAAAGGTTTCCGAGCTGTTATTCCGATTGGATCGAAAAATTGTCATTTTGGAAAGAATCGAAAGGTAAAAGAACAAAAAGTGATTATGCCACGATTCTTAATTGGGATAGGATGAATAAAGACAAAAATCCAGAAGTTAAGAATCAAATGGAGGGATGGATATTACGATGAGAAAAGATATACAAGTATTGTTTGATGAAGAGACAGAAAAATCGTTGATCGGTGCTTTTTTGATCAATCCCGAAAACCTGATCATGTCAACGCTGCGTTCAGAGGACTTTTCGAATAAAAAC